CGCGAATTATTCCTTATGGTTCACGTCCTAATTTAAATGAACGCAAACCATTAAGGTTCCAACTAAAGCTTCCGCCTTGCCAAACAGGACAGGCTTGAAGCAACGGGGACGCCTAAATCCCTGGCGGTATTTGTATCTGACATGCATCCGAAGGAGTATGCTAGTATAGTCGATACATCTATAGTGGCGGTGGTGAAAGCATCGTAAACCCGGAGTACCGCGGCGGTACTGGTGTAGGGTACAAGTACTATCATCTAGGTCCCAACCGTAAGATGATCCACTGAGATTTGGGGAGTATGACACCTGTAGCCCCAAAACCGTGGTTCAGTTGCGAACCCGTGGAGCAGCCCTCCATTCAACCTACGTAAGGTTGACATATAAATAAAACATGTATGTTTTTGATTTTATGACAAAAAAGGCTCGGGTGGGAGGTGCCCAGCAACATACTACACCTCAAAAAGCGACTGACCAGCGCATAAAGAACATTAAAGGCTATTTTATAAGAAAACAAAAAGCATTTAATGTTATAACTTCCTCAAAAACTAAATATATATTAGGGGAAAAGGTTAATAAAATATTGGATAAGGCCGACGACAATCCCTACGCCTTACTCAGTATGGACACATCTGATCTAGCTGACATCGAATTGCAGACACCCGCTACTAATCCAATCACAGGGCAACCTATAGAAGTGCGGGGGGATGCTAAAGGCATGTTAAATACATTTGATGATATGGATAACCCGGAAGTCATAGTGAAAACATCAAGGAAAAGACGGGTTCCTTATCAAAATGTAAGAATGGTCCAAACTGAATGCCAACCTATTTCCCACCAACAAGTCCAAGCGAACCATAGAGAGGAAGATATTGAGTTCGACTTGGCCCCAAAAAGGCTAATCGCAAAAGTTGCCGCTTCGAAGAAATCGCGAAGAGTGTATTCACGATTGTATAATTTCTTGAGATGCAAACATTTCATGCATTTCAGAGACCACACATTCATAACAACACTCGTTGCTGACGCTAGGAGCTGGCTATTATCCAACGATTATAAGCTGGATAATCCAATGGATTATGGCATTTTATCCTGTGCCGTAATGCATTCCTTTTTGGTTTCGCAGGAAGAATTAAACTTCCGCGCAAGGATTAAAGACCCAATTGCTATAAACCACATCGAGCATTTGAACGCAACGATGCAGGGCAATTTGGGCAGAGTTTCACTTTTCAGAGACGGACTGAAAAGATCTCTAGCTAGGTCAGCTAGGAGAACTCTTTTGCCAAGTATATCATTGGCAAGACCGCCCATCTCGGTCTAATAGCCCCATTGAGGCTGCCTTGTAAGTGCACTAATGCTGTCCCGCTTTCGGTTAATACAGCAGCACTCAAGGTACGTGCCAGCCCCAATGGGTGTAAAACCCGTTACTATTTGAGAGTTATGAATATTCAAGTAGCTCTTCCGTTGGAGGAACAATTTTATTGGAATGCATGTGCATGCAATGAGTACCACGCAGTCAAATATCGACACGCTTTAGGGCATATCGCGGGCTTCGACCCAGCGAACCCATACTTGCAAAAGTTGGAGAGCAACCTAATGTGGCAAGCGGGGAAAATGCAGCCGTTTACGTCTGTAGATCATAAGACGTTAATGCAGAATACCAGACCTCCATTGAAAAAGCGGTACCGCGACGCATATAACACCCTGCGATCGCGAGTCGTGAACATCTCTACGAAGCAAGAGACAGCGAAGGCGTTTATCAAATATGAGAAGGTACCTATATCTAAATACCTCTCAATGAAACCGCCTCGACTGATCCAATTTCGAGAATTCACGTATACGTATTCCCTGAAAAGGCAACTTCTAGGGCATACATTACAGGTGAAGGATAATAATGAGCTACGGTGGCATTACGATCAGCCAGCAAAATCTGTTATAACGAAGACCATGGACTCTTACGGCATAGCCGCTGCCATGAGAGAATCATGGGAATCTTTTGCTGATCCCGTAGCCTATTGCTTAGATCATAGCAAGTTCGACGGACACTATGCTAAGGAATTATTATTAATAGAACATAAGTACTGGAAAACGCTTAATAGAACACGTTTGCTCAGTAGGTTGTTGGACGCTCAACTGGTTAATCGAGTGCGTAGTGCGAATGGATTATATTGGAAAGTAACAGGCACTAGATTATCAGGAGAGTGGACAACATCTGAAGGAAACACCGAGACCAATTATAATATGATTGTGACTTGGCTGAAGGAGAGCAAAATAATAAAAGCGCGAGTGCACGTTAATGGGGATGATTCTGTGGTCATGTTAGAAAGATCGGAGGCGAACAAATTATTACCTCTTGGGTTCTTCCGTAATTTCAACATGGAAACTGAATTGGAAAGGGTGACAGATGAATTTTGCAAAATCATCTATTGCCAAGCTAGCCCAATACGCGTTCTAAATAATAATCAAGTAGTATGGTACATGGTTAAAGAGCCCATAAGAACCCTATCCAGATTACAATATTGCGATGTTAGGTTCATGCCCATCGTTGATAGGTTCTTGGCGGGAGTTGGATTATGTGAAAGCGCAGTAAATTCAGGGATTCCTATAACACAATCCATAGCAAATTTACTTGCGTTGCGTTCAAGTAGACCTCTAGGGTCAGTGGATAAAGGCCCGGCTTTATCCTCAGGTAACTTAATCCAACATAAAATGATACAACCATATACACGGACGGATTACGAAAGGGCATTTGATATCTCTATTCAACATCAATTAGAGATAGAAAGTTATTGCGCCGGGCGTATAAGATCCCCCACAGATCTCAGCAAACAATTATCCAAATTTTCAAAATTCCACCAAAAATAAAATTTTTCACCTGTAACCACATGAACGCTTCGGCCAATAGTAAGACCAAGCCTAGACGAAGACCACGTCGTAGAGCAAACCGGCAATCACCTAAACTAGCCACCCCTATAAGCCAGAACATCAAGTCGGAACCGACTGCAAAAGCCCATGTTAGGAAGACGAATACCCCAAATTTTCGCCAAACTCGCGGTGGTATGCTCATCACTCATCGCGAATATGTTGCGGATGTTTCTAGGAGTATTAACGCTTTTGCTACTGATAATTACACTGTCAATCCTGGTGTATCAGCTTCGTTTCCATGGCTCGCGCAAGTGGCTAGCCGGTTTGAGTCTTACACTTTTGAGCGTCTGGATTATATCTATGAACCCATGGTTCCTACTACGCAACCTGGTACCGTTATGATGGCCATCGATTTCGATTCACTTGACGGACCACCCACGACTAAGACAACTCTTATGGCATTCCAAGGTGCTACTCGAACATCGCCCTGGGGAGCCTGTAGACTTACAACAACTGAGGAACAACGTAAGAAAATGGTTAATGAACGTTATATACGAACAGGTGCCATTGCCGTTAACGCTGATCCTAAGACTTATGACATGGGTATGCTATATGTAGCGACTATTGGAACCGGAACAACCGCGGTTTCATTGGGAGAGATATATGTCGAGTACACCATACGATTGCGAACACCGCAAATCGGTACGGGTCTGGCTATATCATCACAACGAAAAGCCAATCAAACAGGCACAATCGTTTGTAATGTTGTAGCAGGTAATATTAACATTGGCACGCATGAGGCATACGTTACAGGTGACGTTAATTCACCAATGATGCTTGTATCAAACCTTGTGCGTGGCGCGTTACATATAGACCCTAGGTATAACAAGTTCAGGCTCGACTACGTAGCTAGACCACAAGCTAGCAATTGGGGCAATCCTATTAGCACACTATTTGCCAATTTTCCTATGGGCGGTGATTTCCAGTACAACTTTTTCAATAACCCATCATCACCAGCCGCATTTAGGTATGGACGCCCCCAATATGCTATGTATCAACCAGGAGTCGCAGGCACTAATAATCCGCTGATTGAGTCGATAATTTTCGGTGAAACGGAAATCAGACCACAAAATCAATACGGCCCTGGTAGAACATCAACCATCTTGGGTTTCCCATCCGGCATAGCACAGTACAATAATCTAACAATTGACTATATGCTCACTGCCCTGGAAACAGAAACCTTTCCGTTGGTAAACCCAAATTGGTCAGCTGGTGTAGCTAGCACTCTCATTGATACGGTCATTCAATTCCCCACAGTCTCAAATACCATAGGAAGAGGTGCGAAACTCGTAGTAGATTCTCTCAACACCTTTTCGTTCAACGGACGCGAGTGTATCGATAAGGTAACCGAGTCTGAGGCTACTGGCGAGAAGCGATCGACGTCAAAGACGCGCATGTGGTAAGCGCAGAATCATCCGAATGTAAACAGCTCCGCTGCAATCGCCCAAGGATGTGGGAATCCGTAAGCGTGACCGAGCGGACCGGCGTAATAGCCAACAGCGTAGGGGAGTAGCGCCCCCGGGTCGGATGGTACAAAAAGAAGGAGTGGATAAATAGAGGGACCACTTGCACGGCCGGAC